AAATCCAAAAAAAGAAATTTTTCTTTTTTAATTTTTTTACCTTTTTTTTACAAAATGTAACTTACTTTACCTTAACATTGTATGACAGATACATGTAGTATAGCCTTGTAGATTATAGGGGGTAGATTTTTTGGGGACCCAAGGGTATATTAAATCTAGATGACTGATACAGAATTATTGACCACCGATCAATTACGAGAGAGGCTCGAAAAAGTGTGGCTTCGACATATAAAATTATGTCAAGATAACTTCTTATATTTTGTAAAGAATGTTTGGCCAGATTTTATTTGTAAAACTGATAGGGATCCTGATAAATGGGGACACCATCAACATATTGCACACGAGTTCACAAAGATATCAAAAAATAAAAAAGGAAGGCTCATCGTGAATATGCCACCCCGTCACACTAAATCAGAATTTGCATCCATATACTTTCCTGCATGGATGATTGGAAAGAATCCTAAGATGAAAATTATGCAGGTATCACACAACGCAGAACTATCAGGAAGGTTCGGTGCTAAAGTAAGAAACTTAATTGATAGTCCAGAGTATAAACAGATATTTGGAGATGTTAAACTAAGAGAAGATAGTAAGGCAAAAGGACGTTGGGAGACCAATCAAGGTGGGGAATACTTTGCAGCGGGTGTTGGCGGTTCTATCACAGGACGAGGGGCGGACTTACTTATTATTGACGATCCACACACGGAACAAGATTCAATGTCCGATAGTGCGATGGAGAGAACTTTTGATTGGTACTTGTCTGGTCCCAGACAACGTTTACAACCGGGAGGCTCGATTGTACTTGTAATGACAAGATGGGCAGAAGATGATTTGACCGGAAGATTAATACGATCAGAAAGTGAACCTAAGGCAGACAAGTGGGAGAAAATTTCTTTTCCAGCTCTTTTAGGTGATGAAGAAAATCCGGTACCTGTTTGGCCTGAATATTGGAACCTAGAGGAATTAGAAAAAGTTAAAGCTTCTATATCAATTAGAAATTGGTCTGCACAGTACATGCAAAATCCAACTTCAGAAGAAGGAGCAATATTAAAAAGAGAATGGTGGCAGCCATGGACCGGGGAACTTCCTACGTTAAAACATGTTATTCAATCTTATGATACTGCGTTCAGTAAAAAAGAAACTGCCGACTACTCAGCCATTACTACATGGGGAATATTCACGCCTCACGAATCTGAACCAGATGCTATTATGTTAATTGATGCGATCAAAGGTAAATGGGATTTTCCAGAATTAAAAATGGTAGCGTTAGATCAATATAAGTATTGGCAACCAGAGACAATTATTGTAGAAGCTAAAGCAAGTGGACAAAGTTTATTACAAGAATTAAGAAGAATGGGTATCCCTGTTATGGATTACACGCCAGGAAGAGGACAAGACAAACACTCAAGGGTTAATGCTAGTTCTCCTATATTTGAGAGTGGACAGGTGTATTATCCTCGAGACGAGCATTGGGCTCAAGAAGTAATCGAAGAATGTGCAGCTTTTCCTCATGGGGAGCATGATGATTATGTAGACAGTACAACACAAGCTATGTTAAGATACCGACAAGGTTCTTTTGTAACTACTTATTCTGACGAGGATGAGGTTAAAAGTTATAAAGAACGTAAATACGTATATTATTAAAAGGAGACGACATGTCAAAAAAATCAAGAAGAAGAAATCAACTATTAGGAGCTTTAGCTCTAGGTATTGGTGCTTCTAAATTAGGAATGCTAGGTGGTAAATCAACAGCTTCAAATGTTGTTGGTAAAACACCAGAGTTTAGAAAATCATTTGTTAAACCAAAAAAAGTAGAATACATTACTAAGAAAACTAAAAGTATTCCAGGTATTAAAGTAGACAAAGATGTTATATCTAGTGGACCTTTTAGAATGTTTGGTGCTACAAATAAAGGTGCTAATTTTAGTGCAGAGAGCATTGAAAAATTTAAAGCAGCAAATAGAGCACAAGAGAAAAGAAGAGGGTTTTCAACTTTAAAAGATAAAATAGCTAAGGCTTCAGCAGACAGAGAGGCAAAAAAAATTGCTTTTAATCAAAAGATAGCTGATAACAATGCTAAGATTAAAGTAAGAAACCTTTTTAAAAAAGGTACTATGGTAAAAGCTCGTGGTGGCGGAATGGCGAGAACAAAACCAACTAAACTTAGTTAAGTTTTTATATGGCTGAAATTGAAAGAACAATTGAAGAAGAAGTTGTAACTCCCGATTCTGAAGAATTAGATATTGAGATTGAAGGTGAAGAACCAACAACAGTTGAAGAAGCTGTTAATGAGACTGAAGAATTTTTTAAAAATCTTACAGAAGAAATGTCTGATGAGACTCTTCAACGAATGTCAAATCAGTTATTAGATGATTATAAAAAAGATAGAGTATCACGTAAGGATTGGGAAACTTCTTATACTAGTAATTTAGATTTATTAGGAATCAAACACACAACGATGACGAGACCCTTCAAAGGTTCGGCATCCGTGACTCATCCACTTTTATCCGAAGCGGTTACATCATTTCAAGCACAAGCCTATAAAGAATTACTCCCGTCCCAAGGACCCGTAAGAACTAGAGTTCTTGGAGTAGAGGATAATGAAAAAATAAATCAAGCACAACGTGTGCAAGATTTTATGAATTACATGTTGACTGAAGAGATGGAAGAGTACACTCCAGAATTTGATCAACTGTTATTTTATTTAGCACTAGCAGGATCTGCATTTAAAAAAGTTTATTATGATGAAGTAATGCAAAGAGCGGTATCAAAATTTATACCAGCTGAAGATTTAGTAGTTCCATACTATGCAACTGATTTAATGGATTGTGAAAGAATTACTCATGTTATTAAAATGGGGGAGAACGAAATTTTAAAAAAACAAGCAGCAGGATTTTATAGAGATGTAGAATTAAAACCAACTGCAGCAGGTCCAACAGAAATTGAAAAAAAATATCAAGAACTAGAAGGAGTAACCCCTTCAACAGATAAACAATATTCATATCAGATTCTTGAGATGCATGTCGATTTAAATTTAGAAGAGTTTGTAATGCAAAACCCAGACAAACAAGTTAAGGTTCCTTACATTGTAACCATTGATGAAGGTTCAGGCGAAGTATTATCTATCTATCGTAACTACGATATGAATGATGAGACTAAAAAAAGAAAAGAATACTTCGTACATTTTAAATTTTTACCAGGATTAGGCTTTTATGGTTTTGGTTTAACACATATGATTGGTGGATTAAGCAGAACGGCTACTCAAGCACTAAGACAATTGTTAGATGCCGGTACATTATCGAACTTACCTGCTGGATTTAAGTCTAGAGGTATTAGAATTAGAGACGATGATCAACCATTTCAACCTGGAGAGTTTAGAGATGTGGATGCACCAGGTGGAAATATCAAAGATCAGTTCCAAATTTTACCATTTAAGGAGCCATCAGCTACATTATACCAATTAATGGGCTTTGTTGTGCAAGCAGGACAGAAGTTTGCAGCAATAACTAACATGGATACGGGTAATGATTTACAAAATAGAGCTGTTGGTACTACAGTTTCGCTATTAGAGCGTGGTTCGAGGGTCATGAGCGCAATACACAAGAGATGTTACTACTCAATGCGTAGAGAATTTAGACTATTATCAAAAGTTTTTGGTACATATCTACCACCCATCTACCCATATTCAGTATATGGTGCAGATCAAGCAGTAAAACAAACTGATTTCGATGATAGAGTTGATGTAATACCGGTTGCCGACCCTAATATCATGAGTATGGCACAAAGAGTAACGCTTGCTAACGAAAATTTAAAGATTGCTATGTCAAATCCTATGATGCATAACTTAAGAGAGGCGTATCGTAGAGTATATGAAGCATTAGGGACCCAAGATATAGATCAAATACTTATTCCACAAGAAAAACCAATGCCAAAAGATCCAGCAACCGAGAATATGGAAGCATTATATCAGAAACCATTAAAAGCGTTCCCAACTCAAGATCATGATGCACATATCGCAGCTCACGCTTCATTTATGGCTACAAGAATGGTTCAGATTAATCCTCAAGTATATTCTGCTCTACAAGCACACATATCTGAGCACGTATCAATGAAAGCTCAAGGAGAAGTTGGTGCAATGCTACAAGAAGATCCTCAAATGCAACAAATGTTACAACAAGATCCAGAAGGAGCAGAGATAAGAATTGCTTCCATGATTGCAAAAAGAGTTGCAGAGATAACTACACAACTTGCTCAAGGTGAAGCGATGGGACAACAAAAAGATCCACTAGTTGCATTAAAAGAAAGAGAGCTAGATCTTAAAGCAGTTGATATTCAAAGAAAAGCTGAACAAGATATGAACTCTAATGAGATTAGAGAAAACGAAATCGATGAAAGATTAGATGTTGAAAAGATGAAACTAGAAAACAACGAGGATCAAGCAGCAGAGAGAATTAGAATTGCTGAGGAGAAACTTGAAATAGCCAGAATGAGAAAGCAAAAATAATGAAAAGAAAAATTAGAAAATTAAGAGTATTAAAAGCTGGAGGAGGTAGAGATGCTTCAAAAGGTGATTTTAGCTCTGGACCTGGACCTGGACCTGGATCGAAAGATTTAACAGGACCTAGAGAATTAGGTGTAACTACAAGAACAGGCCCTACAAGTACTGGAGACAAAGGTACTAAAACACCACCAGTTACAGTTAACCCAGGACCGTTTCAAGTTCCCTCTCCTTTTAGTTATACACCTACTGGAGCATTAATTAATAAAGTATCTAAAGCTTCATTTGATTCAAAAAATTTAAAAGATGCAAGAAAAAATGATTTGTTAGGTGGGGAAATGTTAACCACTGGACCTACTAATCAAGGTCCAAAAGATAGAGGCGATAATAAAAATTTAAATCCACCTATTCAAGCTATAGAAGCAACAAAACCAATTGATCAAACTTTAGTTAGCCCTAAAGATAATTTTTTTAATTTTGTCGCTTACAAAGTTGGAGGATTATCAGGAGGTGTTAGTTATGGTCCACCACCAAAGAGAGGACCCAACCCTCAAGTACCTCCAGTTAAAATGAAAAGAGGAGGATATAAAAAATAATGTGGTTATCAGCTATCAAACTTGCAGTTTCTGCAGGATCAAAAATTTACGCTAATAAACAGAAAACAAAAATGGCTATGTCTGATGCACAATTGATGCATGCTGAACGTATGGCTCGAGGTGACGAAGCTTACCAAGGAAAACTTCTTG